CTGCTGGGGCTGCCCACTTAACACCATTGGTTGCTGAATCATCTGCTGTAAGAACGTAATTATTTGTTCCAACTGCAAGACGAGTTACCGCATCTGCACCAGAGGCTACTAGCAAATCACCTTTTGCATCTACTAGTGCTTCTGTTAATATATCATGTGAGTTAACGGTCGCAGTTGATCCTTCAACTACAAGTCCCGCTTTTACTCTAAAATCTTTTACTACTGTTGCCATCTTATATCTCCTTGGTTAGGCCTTTAATCCCATACGCATGTAGCGTAGAGTTATAGGTGTTATTCCCCCTACTGGAACAACAGTTAGTGAAACTGTATCTCCAGCCCGTGAAACAGAGATGGTGCCAATATTCCCATCATTATCTATCGTTCCATACTGACTGACGCTAACATCTACTCCGTCAACCAGAATATCCATTGATGTAGTGAAAAACTTGTTTGCTCCACCAGCTACATATTTAATAGAGATTACGTATTTCATTGATCTAAACTCAGTTGCAGAAAAATTATCAAATACTGTTGAATTTTCAATACCATTGATTGTTGATTCATTATTGCCATCTGATCCAAGATCAGTGGACCTAGCAGAAGCACTATCGATTAGGTCTTCATAGTTTGCTTGTGTTGGGCGGTCTCCTGTTTGGAAGAGGGCCTTTACGTTTGCTATTGATATTTTCGCCATAATGGAATTATATCATATATTTTAAAGTATATAGTTATTGATTCCGATTATTTGAAGTCCAATACCTGGAATTCCAGCATTTGCTCCTAAGAGTCCGATGCTTGTAAATCTAACTCTAAATGGAAGAACTTCAATAGCAATAGAGGTTTTTTCATTTTCAATAACATTTAATTCTGGATAGTCTGTTTCTTGCATAGATGCAAAAAAAGGTTTCACATCTGTAATGATTGCTGAACTAGTAAGATCATTTAGTTCTGTTAGTGGATAACTTTTTGAATTTATTTCTGAAGGTATAAACCCTTTTTCAATTATAACAACTGATGCCATTATGACTCCTCGTTGTTTGTAATATCCTCAACTATAATCATTGATCCACGAGCAACAGTCCATACACGGGTTGCATCTCTTAATTCAATATCAAATATATCTCCAGTATTTAAGCTTCTTGATTCGGCAGATGTTAAAGATACTGTAAATTCTCCTAGACCATCTCCAATTTCCGCTTCTGGAAAAATTGTTCTTACATGTGCTGCAGTATTACTATCTATGTCTCCTGCTACAGTTGGTCTTTTAATTTCCATTTCAATATCCCAGTCAGCAATTACTAATGGGTCTTTGTTGTCATCTGTAACATATACTCTAAATGCTGCTGTGTCACCCTTTACGACTGTCCAAGTAACCGTTGGTGGTTTAGAGCCAATGGAATAAGAATCCTGTCCTGTAGTTCTAAATGTTGCCATTATAATAAGCCTTCCTTAAGTGCTCCCCAAGTTGATGCTCTTGATCTAGGAGATGTAACAATAATAACACCAGTTGTTGAATCAGATTTTGCAACAACGCCAACTGTTACAACATTTGATGCTGGCTTAGTTGCTGTGAGTCCTCCACCAGCTGCAACATATAACACATTTCCAGCGGTATATGAATTAGTATTAATACTAGAAAAAACTCCAGAGACAATAATAACCCCATCAGTAGAATTTCCAATATTAGATTGAGCTAATCCTACTACTGGGAATGTTCCTATAGTTGATGCATTTGCTTTTGCAATTGTTGGTTTAGTTGAATACCCTGAAATATATACTGGATCACCTTTTGCAATTGATACTCCGCTAACATTTCTAACTTCTAATGTATGATATGCAACTCCAACAATGGCTGGTAGCATTAAGTCAATTGCTTCAGCTAATGATTGAATATCTCCGTGAACATCAACGGGATCTGTTGATAATGGGAACGGTAAATCATAGGTAGATGTCTGTCCTGAAGCCATTTATCCATTATACCACCTGTGAAATATTAATTTATTAATTTTATAAAAAATGTTATCAAAACTTGCTTTTTACCTAGAATTCATGTTATACTTATATCATGCTACCGACTGGTAGCAATTGTTCTCTAGGAGGTTATTATTATGAGAAGAGACAAGAAGGCTTGGATTGGAATCCTATCTTTAGTTGGATTATTGGCACCTATAAGTAATCAGGCTAATGCTATAAGTGTTACAGTTGATAATAATTTACTAAGTAAAACGTCAGTTAAATCTGTTGATCCCGCCCCCAAAGGGGCATTTTTGGTTTCTAAGGTTAGAAATCAAGTAGCACTTAAAAAATACAAGAATGCAGATAGTCTAACCGACTACCAGTTAATTGATTTGCTTAAGGCTGTAGGGTTTACTGGAACAGGTTTAAAGACTGCTTGGGCTGTAGCTAAAGCAGAGTCAAATGGTAGGCCTTTTGCCTTTAATGGTAATGAAAAAACTGGAGACAATTCTTACGGGGTATTCCAGATAAATATGATTGGCCACCTAGGTCCTGATCGTAGAGAAAAGTTTGACTTAGACTTTAATGCCGAATTATTTAGCCCTGTCAAAAATGCAGAAATTGTATTTCATATGACTAAGGGTGGAACAGATTGGAAAGCTTGGAAATATGCTAAGACTCCTGCTGTTCAAAAATGGCTAAAGAAATATCCTAATAAATAAAAATTAAATACAGATAAAACCCCTGGATTATTCTGGGGGTTTTATTTTTATCTAAATATAGAATTATTTATATGGCTAATATTTATACTATTTACATTAAAATGACTTGGTAACGAAGATACCCAAAGAATAGACTGAGCAAGATCTTCTGCCGTCAATGCATTGTCCTTCTTTTCTGATTGAGTATCAATTGTTCCAGGACAAATTTCAGTAATCTTAATATTATATGATGGGAACTCTATTCTCATGGTTTCCAATAAGCCAATTTGTCCTCTTTTAGCATTTGTATAATTACCACCGCCAGGATAGGGAACATTGCCTCCTATAGAAGTTACAAAAATAATTGTTGGAGATGTTGATCTTTGCATACACGGAACAAAAAGTTGGGAAAGATACATTGGTCCTGAAACATTAATGTCATAGGCAATCCTAAAATTTACCATAGTTTCTTCTATAATATTTTTGGGGTTTGAACCACCTCCAGCATTATTAACTAAAAGATCTAAAGTAATATCTTTATATTTTTCAAAAAAAGATTTGATTTGACTTTCATCTGTAATGTCTAATTGATAGGTTTCAACATTATCAAAATTTGATTCTTTTAATTTTGACAAATTTCTAGAAACAGCAATAACCCGATATCCATTTTCAGATAAAAGTTTGACTGTGGCATATCCAACACCTTTACTTGCTCCAGTTACTATAGCAGTTTTCACTAATTACATCGTTCCCTGGCTATTATTCCACGGCATATCATTATGTATCCAATGCGCTGGAACCATATATTTAAATCCTGTCTTTACAGTATGCGCTGTATGATAATATGGTGCAGAGGATGGAAAAATAATTATACTTCCTGCTTTAGGCTTAACTCCAAATGCTATTTGATTATCCGCCACCGCTATATCATAATCAATATTTGGTTGTGGTGTCAATCTTACATCTTTGTAGGGAGACATAATAAAAGAAATTTCTCCTCCTTCAAAATCATCATTAAGATACATCACTAAAGAATATCTTAAAGTCTTATCTCCATCCAATTGATCATAATGCGATCCCATTCCAACTCCCGCTTTATATTTTTTAATATTAAAAGTAGGAAAAAGTCTTGGTTCATCACTATCTCCCATTGCTTTAGCATAGTCTTTACAGACATCATAAAAAGATTCTGTAATTGTATTGTAAATAAAATACATTTTGCTTTTTAAAGGTTCTTCTAGTCTATTAATTTGATCTAAATCAAAAATTTTAGTTACGCCATATACACAACTTTTTTCATTAGATGCTGTCCACTCTAGCCATGAAGAAGAATGAGTTTTGATTTCAATTAAATCGATCTCATCTATAGTTGACATTAGCTCTGTAAAATTCTTTACTC